AACAAACTGGCAAAAGCTTCAGGAAGAGCAAGAAACTATTGCGGCAACTCTTGCGGATGTAGAAACTGAATTTACAGCTTCAATGGACAATCTACAGCAAGAGCTTGAAACTGCCATAGATGAAATGAATCTCAGTGAGGATGCGACAGAAAGTGCCAAACAGACTATGCAGGGATTTGCAGATGGTGCTATTAACATGATGCCGACCGTCCAGGCCGCTTATAGGCGCGTGGCACAAGCAGCTATTGCGGCTATTGACTCACAACTGGATATAAGAAGCCCATCCCGTGTGATGATGGAAAAAGCAGAGATGACCTGGGCTGGTTACATTAACGAAACAAAGGCCATGGAACCAGAGGTTGCTAATGCAATGGCTGAAACCGCCGGTGCTGGCATCGGTGCTGTAAACGCTTGGCAAACAGTATCTGCAGAACCGGGCGGAAATAGACCATATATTTCTCTTACCGTTGCTCCGCAATACAACTTATCCGAAGCCAGTACATCATCAGAAATTGCATCTATGCTTCGTTCCACAACTGTAAGTATTAGAGAACAGGTTCTTGAGATACTTGAACAAGCAGGAATAGATACAGCAAGGAGGGCGTTTGCATGAGTAAAACCTATACGACAGTTCAGGGCGATATGTGGGACAGTATAGCATATTCGCAACTTGGAGACGCCGCTCATACAGATAAGCTGATTAATCTCAACACGGAATACCGGAACTATTATATTTTTCCTGCAGGGATAACGCTTGTCCTTCCTGATGTTGAAGTAGAAGAAGAGACAACAGGTATACTGCCTCCATGGAAGCAGGTGAGCGGATGAGCAATAAAGATTTGGCAAGACGCACGGACGCGGAGATCTATTTTGACGGAGTAGATATCTCCGATTCCCTGCGGAAATATTTAATTTCACTGACTTATACCGATTATGAGGAAAACGAAACAGATGACCTGCAGATTGAAATCGAAGACCGTGACGATGTTTGGCTAAGTAAATGGCTAAATGTGGCCATTCAGGCAGCTGCTTCGGGTCCACCTTCATCAGGGGGAAGTTCCTTGTATAAAGTAACGGCCAAAAGCGGATTGAACGTCCGCACCGGGCCGGGAACAAGCTATAAGAAGCTGGGCGTTTTATCCTACGGCACGCAGGTAAATGTAGCTTCGATTTCGAATGGATGGGCTACCATAACATACAGCGGCCAGACGGCGTATATAAGTGCCAGCTATATTACGGAAGTCGCTACTGGCAGCACGGCCACATCCGGAGACTGGAAGATTGGAGACGAGGTCATAGCAAATGGACGGCCGCAATACTCAAGTTACGGGGTTGGCACTCCTGGTTCCCCTGTGACAAATTACAAGGGGAATATCACTCATCTTAACCTCAAAAGCGGTGTACCCTATCCTATTCATGTGGGATATCTCGGCTGGTTTTCGGTAGACCAGGTAACTAAAGCAGTAGCAGAAAGTACCGTAAGCAATGAAACAAGCAGTTCGTCAGTAAAAGGCTTGCGTATTCAAGCGGTCTTTGTGAGAAAAAATTGGCATGGTGATGGCAAAGATAAGGTGCTCGACTGTGGCCAGTTTGAGCTTGATAGCGTAGAGGCCGGAGGGCCTCCCTCCACTATCATGATTAAAGGTACTGCGCTGCCGTTTAAGTCGCAAGTACGCCAGACCAAAAAGAGCAAAGCCTGGGAAGCATATACCCTTTCACGCATTGCCAATGAAATGGCGTCGGTTAATGGCATGACCTGCCTGTATGAATCGACTATTGACCCCTACTATACCCGTGTTGAGCAGGTGATGATGAGCGATATAGCCTTCTTATCGCTGCTGTGCAAGAACGCCGGAATATCACTCAAGGTATCGAATAACATCATAATTTTGTTTGACCAGGCAACCTATGAAGCAAAACCGGCTGTGTTCACAATTAAAAGAGGTTCCGGCTCATATTTGAGATATAAGCTCCGCACCGGAGAGGCAGACATGAAGTATGCCAGCTGCAGGGTTAGCTATGTCAACCCTTCAACGGGTACAACGATACAGGCCACGGCCTATGCCGAGGATTATGATGCCAAGGATAAAAATAACCAGACCCTTGAAATTACAGCTAAAGTCAGCAGTATCGGAGAAGCTCAGACCCTGGCTAAGAAGCTTCTGCGCCTGAAAAACAAGTATGAATACACAGCAACATTTACTCTTCCCGGTAACCCTGACTTTGTGGCTGGCGTGACAGTAAACCTATCCGGTTGGGGAGCCTGGGACGGGAAATACATCATCAGCCAAGCAAAACACACCATCGGCGACTCCGGCTATACCACGCAGATAAGGTTACGCCATGTATTGGAGGGATACTGATGGACAATGAAAACATTTTGAATAACATCGTAAGAATTGGCACAGTTAGCTCCGTGGATCCTGCAAAGAGGACCGTTCGTGTAATATTCAAGGATAAGGAAATGGTTTCAGGATGGCTGCATGTGTTGCAACACAATTTAGCGGGCGTTTATATTAAGCCTGATGGTGAACACTCGCATGCTTTAGATGGAGGCGGTACGACCGAATTAGACGTCGAACACGGGCATGCCGCAAACGTTACTTATTGGATGCCTCGCGTAAATGATACCGTGGTTGTTCTATACCTCCCGGTATTTAACGGCGACGGTTTTATATTGGGGGCGATATAATGGCACAGGTAGGATGCCTCGGGGACATCGTCTTTCAGGTGTCCTCGAATACAATAAAAACAATTGATAGGGTACAATGGTCAGGCTCTGTACGCTACAGTGAGCATAAGCGGCACTTAACAAACGCTCTAACAGAGTTCACCGGAATTAATCCTGATACTATTTCTTTTGATATTAAGCTATCTATATATCTGGGAGTTGAGCCTATGGCCGAGCTTGCCAAGATATGGATTTATGAACGCAGTGGTAAGGCTCTCCCGCTTGTTATCGGTGAAAAGGTTTATGGCAAGTACAGGTGGACCATAATAAGCCACAAAATAAAATTTGAGACATACGACAAAAAGGGAAATCTGACCGGTGTGACTGTTTCTGTCGACTTACTCGAATATCTGAAATCGTGAGGTGGTGCTATGAACTATTTTGTCAGTACAAAGGATTTGGGCAGTATCACTCTCAACGAAAGGGACACAGTGAAATCTGTCCTTCAAAACATTAGAATAATCCTTTCAACGCGTCAGTTCTCCGTGCCGCTATACCGAGAATTCGGATTGCCTATGCAGTTTGTTGATAAACCTTCAGCGGTAGCACGGTCATTACTGATAGCAGAAATCACAGAGGCGATTACCGAATATGAGCCACGAGCTACTGTCCTTAACGTCACATTGGATACGGACAAAGCTGAACCGGGGAAGTTCGTTGCCACAGTGGAGGTGAGAATAAATGAGGAATAACGATTACCAGTTCATTAGTACCGATACTAACGCGCTTGTTTCGCAGCTCATTTCCTCCTATGAGCAACTTACAGGCACAACAGTGCAGCCGGCCAGTCCTGAACGATTATTCATACAGTGGATAGCAAATGTCATAATACAGGAGCGCGTGCTTAATAACTACACCGGTAATCAGAACATACCGAGCCGGGCCCGGGATTCTGACCTTGATGCACTCGGCGAGCTTTTTTTCAATAAGACAAGACCGGTAGATCAGGCGGCACGCTGTACGGTAAGATTCCATATCTCTGAAATACAGCAAAACGCCATCCTGGTGCCAGTCGGAACGAGAGTAACAGACACAGACAACACTCTTATCTGGGAGACAACGGCTAATGTATATATCCCTATTGGGGAAACTTTCGTTGATGTGATGGTTCAATGTCAGACGACCGGCATTGTAGGGAATGGTTATGCACCCGGACAGATTAACACTCTGGTGGACTTGTACCCCTATTACAGCTATTGCGAAAACATCACGGAGAGCGACGATGGCGCAGATGCAGCCGAAGACGAAGAATACTATGAGCTGATGAGAGCCAGTGAGGACGCTTACAGCACAGCCGGTCCGGAAGGTGCCTATATTTACTTTGTAAAACAGGTATCAACCCAAATTGCCGACGTTGTTGTAAACTCACCTAACCCGGGTCAGATCAACATATATGTCCTGATGGCCGACGGATCAATTGCCGGAGATGAAACAAAGAACTCTGTATATTCGGCCTGCAATGATAAGTACATTCGGCCGCTTACTGATTTCTTAGTCGTTGCGGATCCGGAGGCTGTCTCCTATAACATTGAGTTTACCTATTACGTTCCGGTAAATACGGCATTAAGTGCTACAGAAATCGAAACTGCTGTTGCAGACGCCGTTGCCGAGTATACTGCATGGCAAAGCGCAAAGTTAGGCCGGGACATCAACCCTTCCTCTCTTGTGGGGCTACTTATGCAGACAGGAATAAAACGCGTTGAAATGACTGCTCCAGCATATACCCCGCTCCGTGATGGAAGTGATAATACAGTCCCACAGGTTGCGGCGGTCGGGACAATCACTATAACGAACGGAGGGTATGAAGATGACTAATTACGGAATTACAACCGAGAATATGCTTCGTACACTTCCTGATGTATTAAAAAACGATGAAAAGATGCTTGCATTAGCTACTGTTGTTGCCGAGGCGCTATCTGCCAGAACAGAAGAGATTGACAATCTGAGAATATACACGCAGATAGACGATCTACCTGAAGCTCTACTCGACATTCTTGCCTATGATTTCAAGGTTGACTGGTACGGCTATAATTATGGCATTGAAGCAAAAAGAGCTTTAATCAAAGATAGCTTTAATGTCCATCGTCACCTTGGCACAAGTGGAACTGTAGAAAAAGCATTAAGCGATATCTATCCCGGATCCGAGGTTGAGGAATGGTTTGACTATGGCGGAGATCCCTATTATTTCCGCGTACTCTTGGATGTGACAGATCAGCGTGTGGCTATTTCCCATGATGAGATTATACGGGCAATAAAGATGTTTAAGTCCCGCCGTTCTCACCTGCAGGATAATGCCGTCATATACCGTAGCCGTGTAAATATTGTTATCGGTGTTAGCACTGGCTATGTGATATACGGAGCGCGGCTATGTGGCACATATCCAGTCCGGGCAACACAGGGTAGCATAGAATCCAGCAGTGTTGATATAGGCACAGACGGAGGCGGGGTCGCTTACAGCACACGGATATGCGGTACCGCTTTGGGCAGCTTAATGAGTAATTTCGAAAAGTCGCTTCCAGTAAATACATGGAAGTGAGAGGTTTTGAAAAATAAGTTGATATTGATAAAAATTGATATAGTTTAACTAAATTAATGTAACGGA